AGACTTTGATAGTTTTGTTGAGTGGTATGAACAATTTACATTAGGATTATGAATATATTAGAGCTTCATGCTGGCAGCAGATCCATTGGTAATGCTGCAGAAAAATTAGGCTTAAATGTTTTTAGTGTTGATTGGCAAAAATTTGACAATATAAATTTAGTTATTGATATTGAAAAATTACAACCAAGTGATATTCCATTTATTCCTGATATTATTTGGACAAGCCCAGATTGTACTACTTATTCAGTCGCTGCAATAAGTCACCATAGAAATGGATTAATGCCAATTAGTGATTATGCTAAAAAATGTGATAGAGTAAATTTCAATCAAATTAAACTAATTAATCATTTTTTAAATATCAATCCTAAATTAAAATTTTTCATTGAGAATCCAAGAGGTATGATGAGAAAAATGCCATTTGTAAATGGAATAGATAGAGTAACAGTTTGGTATTGTCAATATGGAGATGATAGAGCAAAGCCTACAGATATATTTTCAAATCATTTATTTTCTATTTTTAATCAAAACGGATGGATTCCTAAACATGAATGTTATAATGGTAATAAAAAATGCCATCATGAATCTGCACCAAGAGGATCTAAAACAGGAACTCAAGGAAAAAATGGTAGTTATGACCGTAGCAAAATACCTAATAAATTATGTATTGATATATTAAAATCATGTCTATAAAAATGAGAATCAAACTAAAAATGCCAAAGTTCAAAGTAAAGTTGAAACATCTTAGGAAGAAATATAAACACCCGGTCAAGGGTATTAATAATGAATCAACAGATAATTGTTAATAACTTTTATTTTGTACTTATGCAAAAGTTTATTATCTTTGGTGAAAATAATATTTACAGTATGGAAAAACAAATCAAAACAGCTACTGAGAAAATCAAGGAGCTGAATGAGTTGAGTAACACACTCACTCTACATCAAAAACTACACCGGGCAAAGTTAGCCATTGGTAAGGTAACTAAGAACGCACAAAGTCATCACTCAAAATATGCTGACCTTAATGCTATCCTTAGCACTGTTGAGCCTGTACTATTAGAGAATGGCTTGCTACTTATTCAACCTATCCAAGGTAACAGTGTGTGTACTCAGATAGTAGATATTGACTCAGGTGCAATGCTCGAGTCATGTATGGACTTACCTCAAGGTATCACACCTCAACAGATGGGTAGTGCAATCACTTACTACAGACGTTACACCCTTCAAAGTGCTCTCTCATTGCAGGCAGTGGATGATGATGGACAACAGGCATCTAAGGAGCAACCAACTGAGACTAAAAAAGAATCATTATCAGATTCACGTTTCAAGGCTGCTCTTGCTAAGATAGCATCTAATGAGTTCACAGTTGAGGAGTTAAAAGCTAAGTTCTATCTAACCAAAGAACAGGAGGCACAGTTATGAAATGGCGTCCATCACAATTAGGTAAGCTCATGACTAACTCCAGGAGTAAGTCTGAGCTATTGTCTGAGACTGCTAAGTCTGAGATACGTAAGATAGCAAAACAGGACTTCTTTGGTTACAGCTCAGACATTAAGACTAAGCCAATGATCAAAGGAACTGATTGGGAGCAGGATGGTATTGACTTACTCAATGATGTTCGTTTCACTAAAAAGTACACTAAGAACACAATCAGAGTAACTAATGAGCTCATGTCAGGGTGTTGTGATATCTTACTTGATGAGGTGATCATTGACATCAAGAGCTCCTGGTCATTAGAGACCTTCCCGGCAACACCATCCGAAGGTGAGAACTCAGATTATGAGTGGCAGGGTAGAGCATACATGTGGCTGTATGATAGACCTTCATTTGAGTTAGTGTACACCATGTATGATACAGATGATACTCTGCTCACTGATTGGGATAACAAATCAATCCATAAGGTCAAGCAAATACCTGCACACCATAGGGTAACTGTGTTAAGATATGAGAGAGATACAGTCATTGAGGAACAGATAAAAGAGAGATTAATAGCATGCTCTGAATATTATGCTCAATATGTTAACGAATTAAATAATAAATAATGGAAACATTTTATCAAGTGACTTATGCAAAGATGCCTAATTCATTTACTTCAAATCAATTTGCTAAGCAATTAAGAAAAATTAAAGCACCAAAACATCTGATAGATGAACAAGCTAATTTTTTACATGAAAACTGTATACAAAGAGATACAAAAAGAACATGGATAAAAAAAAATAGTCAAGCAAAACTTCCATTTCAATCATTTTCTCAAAGAAAAGGTTGTGATCTTGCACCACACATTATCAAGGATGGTATCAAGGGCACTGTTACTATTGTTCCTCAAGGTAAAGAGAAAGAATTTATTGAAAGTACTAAGGTTGCATCACCCCGGCAACGTATAGAGTTTTGTTTTGGATGGGGATTTATTAATATTAAGTTTTAAGTTATGCCATTTGTAAAAGGAGATGTAAGAATAAACAAAACTGGAAGACCAGTTGGAAGTCAAAATAAGACTCCAAACAGAGAAAAAGCTGTTGAATTAACTAATAAAATAATTCAAGATTTGTCATTAAACTATGATAAATTAACAACAGAAGAAAAAATAAAATTACTTCAAGTATTCAAAAGATTATTTGATTTTAATACACATATTGAAACAATTGAAATACAATAAAAAATGGATATAAAAACACAAATAGTCACTCAGTTAGTGGCTGCATCTTTATTTGATAGAGAAAAAATGAATTACTTAATAGAATATTGTGATCCTGATCAACAACATAAACCTGATTGGGTTCTTGCAATTCAATATGCAAATATGGTAGCCGATGAAATTATTAACCAAACTACTCCAGAGATAGCGTTCCCTGAGAGAGTAGTATAATACAATAACAATGTCAGATTCAACAATCAAAGGAGCTATCAAGCTCATTAACCCAATCAAGGTAATCAGTGATAAGTTCTCAGTGAGAGAGTTCGTGGTAACAACACCGGATGCAAAGTATCCACAGGATATACTATTCCAAACAGTCAATGATAAGATGGCTGTCTTAGAGTCATTGGGTGTAGGTCAGCAAGTGGAAGTATCATACAATGTTAGAGGCAGGGAGTTCAATGGGAAGTATTACAATACTCTTGATGCATGGAAGGTGCAGGTCATTGGTGGGCAACCGGCTCAAACAACAAACAATGATGATGATGGCTTCCCGTTCTAAGACAGTCTACATCAAAGATGGTGAGACGTTCACTGACTCAATAAGAGGTGAGCTCAGAGATAAGCTATCCAGGAGATACAAGATAGTACATTTGGCAGAGGATGTTGGTGTGGATAAATTCCAGATGTACAGGTTCATGCATGGCAATGAGGTCACAGGTAAGTTCTATGATAAGGTGTTTAAATTTTTAATGAAATGAACTACTTAGTAAGAATAATGATCTACATTGAAGGGCAGTACCACACCCCTCAATCAATACTTGATAAGATTAACAACTGAGGCTCGGCAAAGCCAACCCCCTCATCAAACTGAAACCTGGGAAAGTTTTATATAAGCACAAGTGAGGGGGACATACTGAGGCTCGGCAGCCAACAAGGGAGAGTGTAACAGCTCTCCTTTGTCATGTTAATAACTTTTATTATCTTAGCACCATGATAAGATATTTAACTCCATTAGTAATCTCCTGGTGGTTCACTCACTTTGAACCATTACAGAACTACATAGATAACAAGCTCAACCTCCCAGATTGGCTACATACTTCACTTGGCTGCTGGAAGTGTCTCAGCTTCTGGGGGACTTGGGCATACTCACAATCATTCACTGTGGCTTGTGCCACATCACTCACAGCTGTATGCTTGAACAAACTGATATACAACTCATAGAAACCATCCTCAATCAGCCAGAGGACAAGGTGCTCACCAAGAGAAACCTTATACAACTGCAACACGTTAAAAATAGAGTCACAGGGCAAAGAGATAAGGAGTGTTTCTGTGCATCAGTACGCAGGAAGGTATGGCTCAAAGACTTCACTCAATGGTATGAAGGAGCACTTGGATAGATATCTCTCTCGTAACTACCTTGAGGTGCTCAAGTACACTCGACATTTCTTAGATGTGCTCAATATACCAACCTCAATAGATGCAGATGCAGTTATTAACAATGCTTACCTACACTGTGCAGGAGTCAATGCTCAAGATATGACAGAGGATAAGGCTAAGAGCTATCTACTCAACACTATTAAGTGTGATCTTATCTGGACTCAAGGCTCTAAGACTAAGAAACAAGATTTATACAGGTCTCAAGAGTACACAATGGATGTCATTGATGACCCTACAGACCTTGAGCACAAGATTGAAATAGAGGATAGGTATAACTTTAAAAAGGCTCTTGTTGAGATATACAGAACAGAACAAAAAGACAGGATAAAAAAAATAGTATTTGAGGCATATTATGACAAAGGGCACTCAACTCAGACTGCACTCGCTAAATATTTTAACATCAACAGTACATCTGCCTACTTCCTGATAAAAGAAATTAAAGAAAATATAAATCAAATACAATATAGGTATGAGGAATGCTAATTTTTTAGGCTTAATGACTTACATAATGGCCTTTGGAGTAGTGATAGCACTGTGGAATGAGAATATCTATTTGCTATTTAAGTTCTCAAGCATTACCTTAGCACTATATTTAGTATTCATAATAATTAACGAATATGAGCAACTTTAAAATTAAAACAGAATACATTGACAAAACTGTCAGAGTATATGATCGCATCTTAGGACAACGTTCTATTGTAGTGGCTAAGATTGACATGAGCAAGGTGAAGTACTACCAATCTATTGGACTATCTTACCTATTCGAGGAAGTGCCTACAGTTATCAAATATGAGGCAGTTGAGCCACCTATCCCAGCTGAGTCAGTAGAGGTAGCACCTAAAAAGAAACGTAAGAAAAAACCTGCTCAAGATGGGCAAGCATAAATACATAGAAACACCTGAGAAAATGTGGGAGCTATTTGAAGCCTACAGAGATTGGTGCAAATCAAATCCAAGATATCAATACTCACTTTCAACTAAAACAGGTGAGGCAACTCCTGTACCTCTTGAGAGACCATTAACTCAAGTTGGATTCAGATGCTTTGCTGCTGATATGGGCAGTACAGTTACTGATTACTTTGCAAATAAGGATAATAGATATTCTGAATATGCCACAATCTGCTCACGCATAGAGGAGGCAATTAGACAAGATCAGATTGAAGGAGGGATGGCAGGACAGTACAATGCCTCCATAACTCAAAGATTAAACAACCTAACTGAAAGGGTAGATACAACCACTCAAGGTCAAGCTATCAATGAGGTAAAGGTTAATATTATAAAGCCTACTTAATATATATATAGTAAGATAGGTTAATTGTCATAATACTAAATATAGTGTTATAGCTTAACTATTGCCTAAAAAATGGAGATTAATAGCACAGTCATATTTGAAAAGAACTTCAATGCTCTCAACTCAGAGGTGAGGTTTATAATCAATGAGGGAGGCTCACGTTCATCTAAGACTTACAGCCTTTGCCAGTTGGTCATAGTTTACTGCCTACAGAACAGAAACAAGGTAGTGAGTATCATACGCAAAACATTCCCTGCACTCAGAGCCACAGTGATGAGAGACTTCCTTGAGATCATGAAGAGCCTTGAGATATACGATGTTAACAAGCATAACAAGAGTGAGCATATCTATTCATTTGACAATGGATCTATAGTTGAGTTCTTTTCAGTGGATGATGAGCAAAAGATTAGAGGTAGGAAAAGAGACCTGGCATGGTGCAATGAGGCTAATGAGTTATACTATGATGACTTCACTCAGTTGAACATGAGGACAGAGGGTAAGCTAATCTTTGACTACAACCCATCTGAGTCTAACTCATGGCTGTATGAACTTCCATCTGATGAGTCAATACTAATCAAGTCAACCTACAAGGACAACCCATTTCTACCTGAGTCTATTAAGAAACAGATTGAGGACTTGAAGAGAACAGATGAGGCACAGTATCAGATATACGCACTTGGGGAGAAAGCCATATCCAAGAGTAACATCTACTCCAATTGGACATTTGTCAAGCACAGGCCTGCTAAGTTCACCTCATTTGTCTATGGCCTTGACTTTGGATACAATCACCCCACTGCATTGGTTAGGGTATATTGGAGAGATAAGGATCTATACATTGAACCTGTAATCTATGAGAGTTACTTGACTACCACTGATCTCATTGCACGTATGGAACAATTAGGCATTGAAAAAAGCATCAACATCCTTGCTGACTATTCAAGGCCAGAAATCATTGCTGAGATAGACAGAGCAGGTTACTATATTGAGAATGCTAATAAGGTAGTCAAGCAAGGTATTAACAACATCAAGTCCTTTGGTATATTCTGTGAGGACCATCCTCAACTTAAGAAGGAGTATGAGAATTACAAGTGGAAAAAAATAGGTGATACAATTACAGATGAGCCTGTCAAGTTATGGGATGACGCAATGGATGCCATCCGATATGCTGCCACTCATATCAAGGAGGAATACTTTACAGATGACTCATATATGTCCTTCTAACAGGATGCCAACTGAAATACAATATAGGTATGGCAATGACAATCATAGCAGAACCTCAAGATTTCACTCCTGCTTACAATGAGTGCAAGTTCATAGTTAACTCAACTAATGTCAACAATGATGGCTTCCGATATATCTTTGAGATATTTGAGTCAGGCACAGCCAATAGGATAGGATACTACAAGGCATTGCCTACCTATGGCACAGGATATGGGGAGCAGGACTTGAGCAAGCTATTGAGCAACATGGTAAGCTATGACTTCAATCCTACAATCACAACCTTTTATGATGCGGCTAACTCATATTACAAGTTTGATGTTAAGATAGGTGAGGAGTATATCTACACATTATCTTACACAGCTTCATTGGTGAACAATGGAGGCAACGTTCGTATCACAGCAACTCATGCCTTTCAAGTTGGTGATCAGATAAACATAACACAGGCAGACTTAGGTGTGGCTAATCCAGGAGTTGAAGGATTGCATACAGTGATAGCAATCACAGGCACAACTAACTTCACTATCAATGCTTTATGGTCAGAGGTAACAGATGCCACTATCAATGGAAGTATCAAGTATGCTGACAATAGGAAGGACATCAACCTCAATGAGATTAGCACCTTAGATAAGTATGTATTCAATGGAGCTATTTCTTGGATAGATATGCCATTCTATGATCAGACTGACTACACACTTGATAACACATCTGGACTGTGGCTCACTGACCAACCTTTGAACTTTACATGTACACTTGGTCAGGACTTATGGCTCAACTTCAAGGATGTAGGCATAGCACTTAACAAGAGGGTGTACTTTATTAATGATGACGGGGATGTGTTCTACAAGTCAGTGAGTGGAATTGAATATATTAAAGGTGTGGCAGTTGGCCCTAATAACTATGGCTCACTTACCTTAGTGAGTGGCACAGCTCCACTTGTTAAACAAGATACTAAGTGGTACACAGTAACTTATCGAGATGGCTCTCCCGGATTCATTGACCCTAAGTCAGTGAGTTACAAGGTGAACATAGATACAAGGACATTAATCTCTGAGAGTCATATCTTATTCTTAGATAGGATGGGCTCATGGGGTAGCTTTGCCTTCCAACTTAAGAGCTATGAGAAGGGCACTATCAAGAGGGATACATACAACAAGGATGTCCCAGGATATGTTACCTCATCTCAGTGGAAGTATAAAACTTATGAACAAGGTCAAGTTAATTTCAACACTCAAGTAGTTAAGACATACGACCTCAACACTAACTGGATGAGTGAGGCAGAGGGTACATACTTTCAGCAGTTGTTAACTTCTCCACAAACCTATATTAAAAACGTAGTGTATCGTATTACAGAGGACTTGGATAACCTTTATGATGAGAGTGGATGTATCATACATGTCCCTGAGTCAACTGAGTATGTGAGCTGTAATGTACTTAACACAAACTTTGAGGTATATAAGCAACGCAACAACAACCTAATAAAGCAGTCAATACAAGTAAGGTTATCTAACAACGACATAATCAATGGTTAAGATAGTACTTGAGACAGGAGTCTTAGATGTATCTGAAAAGACTAATTTTCCGATAACATTTAACATTGGTGATATTAGAGATTTAACATCTCGCAAAGGAACTTTCTCCAAAACCATTGTCCTTGAGGGAACTAAGAACAATCATGAGTTGCTTGGCAACTACTATGATGTGAATATTCAAGCTGGAACATTTAACATCAATACATTAACTCGATGTCAAGTCATACAGGATGGAGTGCCTATCTTAGATGATGCACTGCTACAGTTGGTAAGTGTTAATAAGTCTCAGTACACTAATGCTTATGAGGAGGAGGTTAACTATACTGTATTGATTAAGGATAGCAGAGCTGAGTTTTTTAGTGCTATCACTAATGCTAATCTTGATGACTTAGATTTCTCAGACTTAGATCATACATTCTCATCAACTGACATAGCAGCTACATTCAGCAACACAGTTACAGATGGGTATAAATATGTAATGCCTGTATGCACAGGTACTAATGTCTATCAAGCTAATGAGTTCAAACCTGCTATCTATGCGAAGACTTATTTTGATAGGATATTCGCTGTGGCTGGATTTACTTACAATTGGGCAGGATTAACAGATGCTCACTTTGATAAGTTGTTAATACCTTACAATGGGGATGTTAATAACTTTGATTATGCTGACTACAGAGTTGAGGCAACAAACACTTGGACTACAAGTTATGTACAGGGCACAGGAGTGAACTATACCTTCCAAGAGGATATTGACTCTGGATGGACAGAGGTGCTTGATGCACAATCATTGTTTAATCCTGTCAATGGAGAGTACAGCTCACCGTTCAACACGACTAATGGCTTCACAGCTGAGACATATAACTATGATCTACAGATAGGAGGTAGTATCATCCTTGATAATAACAGTGGTGGTAATGCTGTACTTGAGTATATTGTGGGTGGATACACAGTTAAAAATAAATATAGAGTTTTTGCAGAGGTATTTGTACAGGGATATGGTAACGTAAAGGTGTATGGCACAACAAGTGGAGTAGCTTACTATCCTGCTGCCTCACCATTGCCAACGGGTAACACTACTATCTTGACCTTTGCTGAGACAATATCTCTTGTAGGTATCACTAATGGACTTGGGCCATATATCAGTGCAGGAGATATACAAATATTATCAATAGGTGTAGATATAATTCAGACCTATGGTAGTGCTAACAGTAATGGAGCAAATATCTGGATTGCAGCAGGTGGCGGTTTCACTCCTGTTGATGTCAATGTTGTTTTGAACTTAGCATCTATCAACATGGTGATATTGCCAAGTCAAAACGTGCAGACTACAGGAGGTACTCTAATCATGAATTCTTATGTACCTGTTGAGATTAAGCAATCTGATTTTGTCAAGTCAATATTTCAGATGTACAACTTATATGTTGATCAAGATATTGACAATCCATACAACCTTATCCTAAGACATCGAGATGAGTATTACGACTCAGGAGCTGAGAAGGATTGGAGTCAGAAGTTAGCTAAGGATAAGGCTCAAGAGTTGATGTTCCTTCCAGATGTAACTAAGAAAAAACTTAAGCTCACCTATGCACCGGATGATGATACCCCCAATGTGTTATACACACAAGCTACAGGAGAGATTTATGGTCAGATAGAATACACCTTTGACAATGAATATGTTAAGGATGTTGATACTAAGGAGCTACTATTCTCACCCACCCCTGTGTATCAGACATTGTTTGGAGCTTATGTTCCTGCAATCAATGGAGCTGCACCTAATACTAACATCCGCATATTGTATGATGGAGGCTTAGGTACATGCCAACCATTTGACATCATAGACTTTGGCACAACAGGTGAGATAGGCTTGACTGACTATCCTATGATTGGTCATTTCAACAATCCTTTGTATCCTACATTTGACATTAACTTTGGCACGAATGATTACTACTTTTATGAGGTAGCAACTCTGACAGCTAACAACCTGTATAACTTATATTGGAGAAGGACTGTCAATCAGATAAACGTAGGTAAGATGTTGATAGCTTACTTTGATTTGAGTGAGGTTGATATCCAAGCTCTCAAGCTCAATGATAAGATATACATTGATAACTCATGGTGGAACATTAACAAGGTGCAAGATTATAACGCTAACAACAACAGCCTCACAAAGGTGGAGTTAATAAGCATTGATACTGAGATTGACTTAGCACCTTATAAGACAAAAGGCGGCAAGCCTATTGGAGATATCATCACAGCTGTAGGAGTGGATTCTATATTTAAGAAGAGTGCTCAAGTTAACAACGTAGTACTACCTGGAGCGGATGTTATTGTCTTAGGTAAGGGCAACGTGGTAGGCTCAGGTGTTAAGGGTGTAGTGATTGGAGATGGCCAGATACTTGAGCAGGATGGTATGGTAGTACCTAACTTGACAGTGATAGATAGTATCAATGGTGCTCCTGTAGTGAACTATAAGAGATACATAGCATTGATTAGTCAGACAGGAATACTTGACCCTGTTGCTACTGTACTTGAGAATACTATAGGTAACATTGTATGGACAAGGGCAGCAGTTGGTGACTACTTAGGCACATTGACAGGTGCATTCAGTACACAGGATAAGGTATATTTAATAATCGGTCAAAGCCAAACTGATAGATTTAGTATTAATTACATAGACTCTGACAATGTAAATATTATTACATTAGATAGTGCAGGAACTAATCAAGATACTTTGCTTGGATATACAACAATCGAAATAAGAGTTTACTAATATGAATGAAGTAGAAATACCGTTAAAGATAACGGGGATAGGTGAAATTAAAGCAGAGCTCAGAGAACTTAAAGGAGCTATAGCAGATGCAACTGACCCAGAACAGATAGCACAACTCTCAGCAAGAGCAGGAGAGCTTAAAGATAAACTTGCAGATGCTAATGATGCGGTAAATGTATTTGCATCTGGTTCTAAGTTTGAACAGGTAAGCAACTCATTAGGAGGTATCAAAGACTCATTGATGAGCTTAGACTTTGAAGAGGCACAGCAAAAGGCAGAGGTATTTAAAAATGTGATAGGTAAGATAAACCCTGGAGATATATCTAAGGGATTTAAAGCATTCACAGGTGTGATACAAACAATGGGTGGAGCATTCGTAAAATTAGGAATGCAGATACTTGCTAACCCTATATTCTTATTAGTTGCTGTGATAGTTGCTATTGTAGCAGCTATTGCTATATTTTTAAACAAGATAGGTGTCCTTGATAAGGTGTTAAAACTTTTGATGTTGCCTATCACTGCAATCATTGAAGGCTTTAAGATGTTAACAGATTGGATGGGTTTAACAGATAATGCAGCTCAAGAGAATGCAGAGGCTGTTAAGGCAGCATCAGAATCAAACATTAAAGCTATTGAGGCAGAGATGTCAGCAAGGAAGGGTTTATATAACGTAACAAAAGACCTAAGCAATGAGGAGATAAGTGCTATTGAAGAGCAGCTTGGAGTGAGCATTGATAGATTTGCCACTATGGAAGAGTTGGCAATTGAGGAGGAGCAAAGAAAGCAAGAGCAAAGGCAGGCTGATATGGCTGCAATGGAGGAGTTAGATGAGATGGATGAGGAGCAAACTAAAAGATATTTACAACTTAAAGATGATGAGGCTAAGGCTATCAATAGAATTAATGAGTTAGCTATTCAACAAGCAAGGAATAGAAAAAAATTAGCAGAGGACATTGATAAGCAGCTTGCCATGTTGAGTGCAAAGCAAATTAAGAATGAAGCTGAAAGGTCAAAGGCAATACTTGACATCCAAGAGAAGGAGGCTATTGCTAAGCTCCAAGCTCAAAGGAGAGAGGCTGCCAGGTTAGATGATTTTGAAACAGTTGCTAAAATAGATAAGTTAATTTTACTTACACAACAGGACTTCCAGAGACAAAGATTAGAAATTACAAACAAAGGTAATACAGCAGTATCTAAGGTTACCACA